GTTTGACCGGGAATTGGCGGATCTGCTCAAGGCCGCAAGGAAGCAGGTCGAGAACGATGCACACATCAAATTAGTGACACAGACGGTGGCACTGTATCTCGATCGGTTCCCTCCGGGGAACGTCATCGAGATCCGTCAGTTGCCAGTAACTGCGGTGACTTCGGTTCAATACGTCGACGAGGATCAGACGACGCAGACGCTGTCGTCGTCGCTGTATAACGTCGACCTGGACTCCAAGCCTGTCCGGATCATGCTTGTCCCCGATGAGGATTGGGAGGACACGGAAGCCCCCTGGCCGGCCGCTGTGACGGTGACTTTCACTGCGGGCTACGGCGTCGCGTCGGCGGTGCCGGTTGAGGCCAAGTTGGCGATTATCGAGTGGTGCCGAATGCACTGGGGGCGATGCGACGGCGACCAGACAAAGTACACGAACCTAATCAACTCGCTGGCGTGGTCCGGGTACTGGAAGGGCATCTGATGCGTTGCGTCAGTGAGTACGACAAGAAGGTGACGATCCAGCAGTCCGCGGGGACTGCTGATGCTCACGGTCATGTCGACATCACATCGGCTAGCAACTGGAGCACATACACGACGAGCTATGCGGCGGTGAAGACCAAGGGCGGTCGCGAGTTCTGGAGGATCGATCGTGTTGAGGCCGACGTATCTCACGTCTGGTTCTGTCCGTACTCGGCAACACTGGCCGCGGCGACACCGAAGATGCGGCTCGTGAATGAGTCGGTCACCTACGAGATCGTCAGCGTGATTGATGTCGACCTGGCTCACGAAGAGATTGAGATTCAGACGAAGAGGGCCGTCTGATGGTGAGCAGACGCTTCACGACTGGATTCAAGGAAATTGACAAAAACCTGAAATACCTGAAGGACACAGGCACCAGGCGTGTTGTGTCGGCAGGTATGAGGAAGCAGGGACAGTATCTGGCAAAGCAGATCAAAGCTGATGTCCCAAGCCGCTACAAGTCCATCCGTAAGGCCATCGGATGGAGATCGTTAGCCCTGCGAAGAAATAAGGGAATGCCAGGCGTCAAGGTTGGGGCAGGCGTAGGACAGAACAAAGCGGCCAAGGGTAGAGCAAATATCGTCAGGTTTGCGAGATCCAGAGGAAAGCGGCTAGGCGTAGGTATCGACTCAAGAAATATCCACTGGTGGTTCCTTGGTACAGCAAAGCGAACGACAGGAACCAGACGACGAGGCAGGAGTGGGATAAGGGTAGACACAGGCAAGCCCAAGATGAATAGGGGCGTTATGCCAAGCCAGATGTCCCCAGTGATTTACTACGCAAGGCGTGAGAAAACAGCTCTTATGGCCATCATGCGAGCTGAGTCTGCAAAGGCTCTTGATAAAGAGCTGAAGAAGCTGAAGAAGGTGGGCTGATGCGATCAGGGCTGGTGTCACTATTGGTCAACGAGGCGACGGTGTCGGCGATTGTCGGCAGTCGTGTCTACGTGACCAGGGCACCACAGCAGGCCGCATATCCTCACCTCATCATCACGCAGATGGGGACGGAGGAAAACAAGAGCCTCGACCAGACGAGCGGGCTGCGGTTTATCACATTCGACATCGACTGCAAGGCTCAAACCTCGGTGGGTGCTGAGACTCTGGCCAATGCAGTCAGGACGTTCATCGACGACTACACGGGGACGGCAGGAAGTTTCACGGTCGGGGCAGTCCTTCTCGGCGGCGAGTCAGACGACTATGAGTCGCCGACGGACGGCAGTGACAAGGGTGTCTATGTTGTGACTCTCGACGTTCAGATTCAATACAACCCATGAAACTCGACTGGTGTAAGGACTCAGGCCAGTGGAACATCTGGGACATCGACAGCGGCGCGTTACTTGCAAAGGTGCAGTCGGTTCAGTTACTGGTGCCGGCTGAGTTTGTAACGACTGATGGCGGTCGACACGGCTACTGCGTCGTGTGTGGTGTTTTGACAGTTACTGACGGCAAAGCCGTAATCAGGAGAATGAGCAATGGCAATCGTAAAGTGTAAGGGAACGGTCCTTCAGCAAGAGCTGGCAATGACTTTCACGGCTGTTGCTCAGGTGATCAGCCTGGAGCAGTCTGGTGCTGAGTCAGAGACTTTCGACTCAACCACGCTGGACACCAGTGGTGCCGGAAAGACCTACGCTCAGACAGGCTACACAGAGCCAGGATCTGTCAGCGGCGAGCTATTCTATGATCCTGCGTTGGCAGGCCACCAGGCGATCACCGACCTGCTGACAACTCCAGCCGATCAGAATTGGAAAATCATCTTCGCTGATTCTGGCACAACCGAATACCCATTCACTTCGGCGGGTGTCGGCTTTGATGTCAACGTGGATATGACTGATGGCTTGAAGGGTTCATTCAACTTCAAGCTGGACGGCTTGGGCACCTGGCCTACCTAATAAGTGAGGAACCGACTTGAAAGCGACGTTGACGCGACGGCTTGAGATGGCCCCTGGGCATCCTGAATGGAAGCCTGGGGTGAAGCAGTGGCTTGAGCCGGGGACTGTGATTGAGCACCCACGCTCTTACATGCTGGTCAGGATGGGCGTTGCTGATGCTGCTGATGATGAGGCAGAGAAGGCAGCGAACATGACCAACACTCAGAAGCAGCAAGCAAAGGTTGCTTATGAACGGGTGAGCCGTGGAATTGCTCCTGAAGATTACGAGGCTTTCGACGATGGTGAGATCATGGGATATAACCCCGATGGATCACCGATCCCAGGCCCCAACGCTGACTTCGACGAGGAGGATGACGATTGAGTTTGATCAGCCGCGATGAGTTCCTGAAGCCGCTTGAGGTGGCCAAGGAAAAAGTGGACCTCCCAGAGTTTGGAGAGGGCAAGCACTGCATTGTCTGGGGCTTCAACGCCAAAGAGCGTACCGACTTTGAGTTGAGCCTTCAGAATCGCAAGGGCAAGCTCAATCTGCAGCAGGTGCGTGAGCGTCTGATCGTGGCCAGTGTCAGAGACGAGCAGGGCAACCCCCTGTTTACTCAGGACGATGTGGCAGCGATTGGCAATCAATCAAGCACCGTTGTGCAGAGGATCTTCGACGTAGCTATGCGGCTTTCAGGCTTCTCTGATAGCGATGTGGAGAGCCTTGCAAAAAACTGAGACACGACCACAGGAGACGGTTTGAACTCCGCTTGGCTCTATCCTGTGGTCGACATCTCGCTGACGACCTTCTGACAACCATAACCCCGCAGCAGTACGACGAGCTTCTGGCTTATGATCATGTGGAAGGAATCGGCAACGAGCGTCTGGTAAAGACTGTTGCCATAGGTATGGCTGCTATCTGTCGCAGTTTAGGCTCTCCGATTGACTGGTGGCATCTGATACCAGGCGAAGAGGAGCCCAAGCAAGACGCCAGCCCTGAAGCAGCCGCGAAGATGTTTGGAGCGTTTGTCAATGGCCACTCTCGGTGACTTGGTAGTAAACATAAGCGGCAATGCCTCGGGCCTGTTCCGGGCGTTGTCGTCTTCTCGTGCGCAGATATCGTCATTCGGTACTGAGCACACCAAGGTAAGCTCACTGGTTGCTGGCGGCTTTGTTTCGATGGCGGCAAAGGCAGCGGCTTTTGCCAGTTCTCTGGCACTTGTCGGATCTGCTTATTCATCCCTGCGAAAAGGGATGGATATATATATCAGCAGGCAGCGCGCCATTCTAGGATTCACGAGGAAGCTGGGAAGCGCTGCCGCTGCTGAGGCTTTCCAGAGACAGCTTGAGAATTTTGCTCTCTCAACACCGTTTCAGTTGCCTGAAGTGACTGTGCTGGCATCGAACCTGATGAACACAATCGACCCCAGCCAGTTGGAAGACATCCTGGGCATCATCGGTGACCTGGCGGAAGCACACCCATCGACGACCTTTGCAGAGTTGGGAGCTGTCGTTGCTCAGTCTTCAGCTGAGTTCAAGGTGATGACAAAAGACTTGCGCCAGTTCACAAGTCAGGGTATCGATGTCCTGGGAGCCTTCGTCGATGCTGGACTTGTGAAAACAAAGGACGAGGTGTTTGCACTGGCTGAGGCTGGAAAGATCACGTTCCCAACACTGCTGCAGATGCTTCGCAACATACGCGACGAGAAGTTTGCAGGAGTTGCTCAGGAGGCTTCCAACAGCTTTGGAGGGCTTCTGACACGCATCAATGACATCATCGGCACAAACCTCGGCAAAGTGTTCGGTCAGCTTGTTGATATCCTGGGGATTGACCTGAACGGTGTGCTGGATGTCGTCAACGAGGGATTTGGCACATTCTCAGACTTCCTGGAAGCCAACCGTGAGGATCTTGGCTTCTATGGCAGCCTGATCAAGAGCATATCGGCAGCACTGTTTGAGCTGGTGAAGGTGCTGGTGAAGGTTGCTGGGGCTGTGGCTTTGGGCCTCGGCCACACGTTCAAAGGTGCCCTTGAATTCCTTAAAGAGATGCTTGATGAGACGGTATGGGTGCTTGAGAAGCTAAACCAGTCGTCTTTCCTGAAGAAGCTGACAGGTTTCGGAGGAGCCCCAAGCAGCGGCGGCACAGTGATGGACGGTGTGGGCTCATTGAAGGGGGTTGTGCCGGGAATCGGTGGATCATCCCCCACTGTGGGCGACGTTCCAGGTTCAGTGCCTGACCTTGAGGTCAGCAAGATTGTGTCACCTTCTATTGAGGGATTCCAGAACGCAGACGCTTCAGGACTGAACCTAAAGATATACGAGGACAAAATGAAGGCATCTGCTGATGCCCTGGCTGAGCTTAAGCGTGATAATGAGCAGCACAATGAGTCATGGATGGCAAGGAATGTCGACTGGGTGAATGCGATGAAGGAGCGAGAGCAGGAAAGCACTGGCGCTGGTTTCGTTGGTGCTTTGTCGGCAGGAACTGCAGAGGCTTATTCTGCAATCGTACGATCCATCAACAATAAGCAGGCCCAGGCAGCACAGCAGACTGCGAACAATACAGCAGTGACGAATCAGAAACTTGACGTGCTTACGGCAGGAGTTACCAGCATGTTTGGCAACTTCGGCGTGGTGCCTGATCTGGGTGGCATATGACTGTTGTACTCGCCAGTAAAGTATGGGAAGGCCGCGAAGGCTCTGATGGTGATCAGGGCGTTCGTAATTACACACAGGTCTGGCGCGTGCAGACCAACAACAAGTGGGACGATGCGGCCACCGTCCTCAGCAGCGTATCGGCTGGCGTTCCCTATCGTGGCCTGATCTACTCAGGTGATAACGCTGCCTACTGCACGAGCGTCAGGGCCAGGAATGAAGGCTCCAGCCCCTATTGGTGGACGGTATCTGCCAGCTTCAGCACTGAGCGAGAGATAAGTGACAGCCCTCTTGACGACACGCCTGAGATATCCTGGAGCACGGAACAGTACCAGGAGCCGGCTGTATTCGACAACGCCAGCAAGGGTATTTTGAACTCAGCAGGTGACCCATTCGACCCGCCTCTGATGCGTGATGTCAGCCGGCGAGTGGTGCAAATCACTTACAATGCCTCGGTGGTGCCCACCTGGCTCCTGAGCTACCAGGATGCCGTCAATTCAACCGCTATCCTGATCGACAACTTCCCGGTAGCTGTCAGGGAAGCGAAGCTACAGCGGCTAACTGTGAGCCCTGTGCGTGAGCGTAATGACATACAATACCGCACGGTGGACGCAGTCATTCACCTCAACAAAGACACTTGGCGAGCTTCTGTGCTTGATGCAGGCTTCCGTGAGGTTGATCCCGATGACCCGACGAAGCGGCGTCAGATCACGAATGACGGTGACAGCCTGGAGCCTACGGTTCCGGCTTTGTTGGATGGCAGCGGTTCTAAGATCACGGACCCGACTGTAACGAGTGCAGTCTTCCTGACGTTTGATATCTACCCCGAGGTGGACTTTACAGTGCTGCCTGGGATTGTGGCCCAGTAGTTATAGGAGCGCCCACAGATGGCAGATGAAATTACAGTGACAGTCAGGACTCAGCTGAGCAATGGCACCCTGACCGACGACTTCCGACCTGGCAACATCACGGTAGACCAGACAACCTCCGGCATGAGCTGCCAGGTGCTGAGCATCGGCACCAGTGAAGAGGACATTACCTTCGGTGATGTGGCGACTGAGGGTGTATGCACGCTCTACAACCTGGACGCGACTAACTATGTCCTGTGGGGCAAGAAGGACGGCAGCGGCAACATGCAGGCCATCGGCAAGCTGAAGCCCAGCCACATTCCGGCAGTGTTCAACTTCAACGCTGGTAGTACGCTGCGGATGCAGGCCAATACTGCTGCCTGTAAGGTTCGGATCTGCTTGTACGAGGAATAGGCCATGCTGAACCTCCTCGGCCCCAAGGCCATCGAGCAGCTGCGGCAGATCGTGAAGGCTGAGTACACCCGCCTCCGCAGCACAGAGGCACCGCGAGCACGCTGGTCAAAGCGTGGCGCCGGTGGCACCTGCAACATCCAGCGTCGATATGTGTGCTCAGGTGGCAACCTGGTTGAACAGTGGCGGGACTGCTCCCAGGGCACGACATGGACCAACTCAGCCACGACATCACCACCGGATGAGGCTTGATGCCGTACAACGACCTGAGCACTTGCAACTGCTGCCCGGTCATCAGCCCGTGCATCTGCAACATGTATGCAGTGCCATGCTGTTTCTCATTCTCTGGCTACACTCACTGCTCATTCGCTCCCAGCGGAAGCCTGTGCAAAAACACGCTGGTGCATTCGATCAACGGGCTGATTACATCCTGCCTGTGGTTGAGTGAGGCGACTTGGGTGATTGTTGAGCCGGCTGCTGGTTCCTCATCGTATTTCCCCCGGCATTCGCGGCTGTTGTGGGCTTTGAGACTGAGCACCACAGGAAGTTATTCGCTGCTGCTGTGTCTCGCTTCATTCAGCCCGACGACAGGCGAGCCGGCCAGTGTCTCTCTTCTGGAGTTGGCACGATGGCTCCCGTCCTCTGGCTGGGATCCGATGTTTGACACCAGCACTCACGCATTCACATTCGACAGGCTTCTGGCTCAGGCTTCAAACTTCCCGTCAGTCATCAACTGCGATTACCCATCAGGCTGCGGCACTTCTGTCGTCGCTGATGGCAGTAACCTGCCGCAGACCATCAACGTGACCCCCAGTTGCTTCATATCAACCGACGCTTGTCAGGCAGCATGCCTGCAGTCGATCACTTCGGACGAGTCTGGCTGCGGCAACTGCTCATCGGACAACTTTTGCTCTGATGGCATGCTCCCCGCAAACTGCTCGTGGGAATGGAACAGCGGCAGCGGCTTGTGGGAAGTCACCAGCGACGATTGCAGCAACTCACCGGACAGCGGCTGCGGTTGTGTCCCGATGCTGACGGGTTGCGACACTGACGACCCAGGCACGCCATCCCTAACCACAGGCCCATGCTACGACGCTGCCAGCCACAGCGAGGGGGTACGAGTATGCGATCCGTGACTCACGCACTGAGCGTCGTGGCGGAATGCTCGACCACAGAGATTGCTGAGCGTCTGGCTTCCAAAATGGCTAACGTGTCGTTGGTTGACGACAACACAATCAGCCTCAAGTGGCCCGGTGCCAGTGACGGTCAGGTCGAGAGGATGCGGTCGCTGATGGACAATCTGTACGAGACAGGATCACTGGCTGCTCCCGCTGCGGTTACCGTTGTCGATTATGACCCCTCCACTGTGATCGACACCCAGCCCGTGCCCCTCACACGCAAGATACGCAACGCTGGCCGAGCTGTTGTCCGCAACGCCAGCCAGTTCCTCCAGCGTCGGCCAGTGCTCTCCAGCGACGACCTGGCAGCCAAACGCTACGCAATCTGCGAGGCATGTCCCCACTTCCGCAACGGCAGCTGTGCCGACGTGACGTTGGACGATGGCACAGTGGAGAGGGGCTGCGGCTGCAACCTGAAAGCTAAGGTCAGGCTCCAGGCTGAGAGCTGCCCACACGACAAGTGGTGAATGAGACAGTGAGCGACGCCGGACCGTCGTAGCGGCACGCCTGCTCCGAGATGCAGGTGCGAGGCGGAGGCGGGATTTCCTCCGCCTCTTTTTTTTTGGTTGACAGGAGATTGGGAACATGCCACAGTTTTCACCTGTCGACGTCGCCTCAATGGAGAGAGCGGCAGACCGAGTGCTGGAACACCCGATCGACACGACGTGTAGCGAGGACACGCAATGCCAGGCCGAAGCCCTGCCGCCGAGACAAGATATCGGCAACGCACGGCCGCCGCAATCACTCTTGATTGCCACAGCCACGCAACCGCGATGACCGCTCCCGTTGTGTCACACATCACAACCCGATCGAGCGAGGATCATCATGGACCTGTGGAATCAGTATCAAGCTGCTGTTGAGGAACACAGAACAGCACGACAGCACGCGGATCGAGTCGACCGCTCAGTGTTCAGCACGACCGAGGAACGGCACCGTGCCGCGTGTGCCTCCGCCAGAGCTGCCCAGCGTTGCGTTGTCGCATTGCAGGCCTACCGAGACGACCTGCTGAGCGGGATCGAACTCGTGTCTGACGATGAGGACGATTTCGTCACGACGACTCCGGCGAGCAAGCCGGTGAAGAACCCGTCGCATCTCATCGACGGAACACGCCGCCCGATCACTGACCTTGACGACAATCAACTCGATCATCTGGAGCACGAGTTCGCAAAGGGGCGAATTTCGATCCCAGATTTGGCCGACAGGTGGAATGTGTCGGTGTTCTCGCTGGTCGCGTTACTCCAAGGACGGGGCGTGATCGAGTTCGACTCCGAGTTCGGCCGCCGGCTCGGACACATCGATTACACGGTCCGGATCCGTCAGACAAGGCCTCAGCCCTGCCGCGTCGCGATCGATTACGAGGCCGTTGCTCGGGACAGACTCGCAGGGCTTGGATACCGGGAACTCGGCGAGAAACACCAGTTGAGTGTTGATCGGACGCGAAACGCATTGCGACAATGTCGCCGGCTCGGGCTGCTGCCAGCACGCAAGGAGTCGACGCCGAGGTACGAGCGAGTCGCTCAGTACATTCAGGACAACCCGCTCAAGTCTCACGCTGAGATCGCGAGGCACTTCAAAATCACCACGCGGCAGTTGACTGCGGATCTGTACGCGGCGAAGAAGGCGGTGGTGATCAATAACAGAAAAAGGCGGGACGACGGTCAGGTCGATCCAGCCTAATCTGACAACGCAACAATCAACATGGGAGAGCAGACCATGATGACAGCAGAACTCATCCAGCCACTTATTGACGAGGCGAGGCGGAATGGCTGGCCGTTTTTTCCGCCTCGATTTTTCGGCCGAGAGCAGGTGGCACATTGGCTCGCCATCGACGTCAAGACGCTCAACGCTAGGCTTCAGCGGACTGGTCTCGGTAAGATCCCGCACTGGTCCGGATTGCTGGACATTGAGGTGATCGCGAATGCGTTGGTCATGCGGAACACGGATGAGCCGGATTGACCGTAACGCTCACACATCACCGGGCCGCCGCCAGTGGCCTGAACTCTTCGGACACGCGGACGGCGGCTCCGTGTGGATGTGATTGTTATGACCGAAGAAGCAAAGCGGATTGTGCCACTGGAAGACGATCAGTTCGATCGGCTGTGGCAGGATTATCGGGCGAGAGACCTGGTGACCACGACACTCGCCAATTTGATTATGGAACTATGCGAGCGCAAGGCCGAGCAAGAATCGGACATGTGGGGAACCGTTTATCGGCTCGCTGGCGTGGACAGGACCAAGGAGGGCGTCAAGATTGACTGGATCAATCGGTGCATTGTTGTCACTGAAAGGATGCAGTCATAACGTATTCGCGTAACGGGGCCGGGAGCAGCCCCAGAACAAACCAACCAGCGTGAACCGGCTCCCGTTCACGCGACAGTTATGCAAAAGTGAGGTGTGGAATGCCCACGTCGCCAGAAGTCGCAGAAACATTTGAACTCACACCGGAAACAGCTATCAGCATTCTCGAGCAGTTAAACAGAACGCTGGAGTTGATCCAGGCGGTGCCCGAGTATGGCGGTGTTATTTGCGACAGCCTGACAGCGCGGCAGCGCGCTGAGTATGGCGTCCTGAATTGTATCGAGGTGTTTTGCACACGAGTGGTCATTGTCAAAGGACAGTCGTCATAACTACTATTCGTCACGACAGCGATCGAATATCACCGCCGTGGCCTGATATTTCTATCCAACTTTCCATCATGTGCAGAAATCCAATCTGTGCCAGCAACCCCAGAATCCGCCAAGGATCTTCGTCATGCCCCATGAATCCACGCATCAACTGGTCGAGACGGTCGGTCCATTCCTCT